TCACCAATTTTTATCTAGTAATAGATATAGATGGTTAATCGATAGCGAACTATCTATATCTATTAAGTATTTACCTAATGTTGTATTTGTCTCAAGTGTATTAACAAAAAAGAAGCTACTTTTTTGTTCTACAACTGTTGTTGATGATTCCTCTAAGTTATACTCTTCTAGAGGAATTAAATTTAAAGGTATATGACCTTTAGTTTCTAAATTCCTATTTAATCTTTTTTCTATAAGAAGTGTTTTTATTGAAGATTTTTCTGTTTTCTTAAATCTTTCTCCCTCATCTAATGTTAAATATCTTAAAGATGCCTCTGTAACTAGACATATTCTAACGATAATCTCATGTTGGATCATATCTCGTCGATGCGACGTCGCTATTGTTGTTCTCGGAACACCAATAAGTTGTGCAAGCTTACTGAGATTAGATGCACCAGTAACTGTTAGTAGTCTAGTGGTGAAATCCTTACCGCCTGTGTAATTAAATGTCTTAATTTCTGGTTGAGATATAGTCATCAAGAGTTACCGTAATAGAATATTTTGTTTATTTACTCTTTGCATATAGCTAATGCAACACGACCAATCACTCTAATATCTTCCTCCGCAACCTCAATTGAAGAATCCCCAAAACTCATCGCTAACTTCTTACCCGGTAAACGTTGTAAATGATTAACTGAAAGAGATCCGTCAATATCAATTAAGTATCGACCAGACGCTGGGTTTACTTCTTGGGTATTAACAAAAAGTAATTCAAAACCATTTTCAATGATTTTGGTATTTTGAATATCGATGTCGTAATGATTCAGTAATGTTATATCAAAGCTGACATCACCACCGTCTTCAACTAATACACCATTCTGTAATTTGGTTCGAATAAACGTTTTTGATTGAGTGTTTTCAGCTGAATTTACTTGGAAAGGTTCACCTTCATCTAGAAGTAACCATCTTAATGATAATCCTGTAGCCAAATGAACAATAATAGATATTTCAAATGGCGTCGTATCACGCTGCAACCACGTCGAAATAGTACCTTTTGGAATTCCAAGTCTTCTTGCGAGTCCTGTGTCAGTAGTCTCACTAAGTATTGACTTCAATTTAATAATGTAATCTTTACCGCCTGAATAATTAAAGCGCTTCAATTTATCTTGATTGTTAGTCATTTGAGTCCTATAATCTTTCCGGTGAGTTACTTTTGTATCGAGTGAAGGCGATAAGTAACGAGTGAAACGTTCATAACTTCTTAGGATACCACTATGCTGCAATATCAAATAGCAATAACCACTCCATTTGTTACGGTTGACCAATATTGCATCCTTACAGGGATGGCAAAGGGCACTGTTATTGATTACATCCGTAAAGGCCGAATCTTCATTAAGAAGAAAGAGCTACCACGTGAAAAGCCCCTCATCAATATGGTTGCCATGCATCAACTTGCTTTAAAAGAAGCAGAGCTTCAAGTGGGGTAGCGTGTGTACGCAAATGCCTTATTAAAAATCATAGACCAACTAATTATGAGTCATAGATTAAGGAGGTAAAGCGGATTTGACTGATAAATCATGTCTGCTTTGCTCATTTGAATTGTTGCATATTCAAGGTCGATAACAATGTATGCCGCTGATCCCGTTAAACACGATGCTTTTGAAAGTGCAGCTATCCGGTTTGCTGAGAAAGAGAACCTAGAGAAAATCGCAATGGAGTGCGCAATAAGACCACAGATTCTTCGGAACAAACTGAACCCTAATCAACCACATCAATTAACCGTGCGTGAGTTGATGCTTATTACTAAACAAAGTGAGAATTGTGATCTCGTCAATAGCGTGTTGCTGGATTTGGATTTAACGGCAGTACGTTTACCGTCGAGAGGTGAGGGTAAATCACCTGTTATGGCCGCAATGGCGATCAGTAGTCACACTGGTGATATAAGCCGCCATCTTGCTGAAGCTGAAAGTACTAAACGCTTAACGCGACATAGAAAAAATCAAATTGTCACTAAAGCTCAAGCTGCTATGCGTGAATTAGCTTTATTGATGAACGATGTTGAAAACCGTTGTCAGGGTACTACGCCATTTATTTCGATGTGTACCGACGCGGTGATGAACGGTTTACCCATTCCCGGTTGGGCATAAAGGAATAGATAATTATGGCACAAGCTCAACGTATTCCGACAGTGGAACAATCATTAGCCAATATACATGCCTTGTTTGGTAGCCAGTCACATGCCGGTTTGGTGTATGACAATTTACCAGAAGACTTTAGACGAGCTATCTGCTCAGCTGCTCGTTTAACTAAAGCGCATATAAACATGCCCCTTGCTGATATGGATGAAGTATCGCGGGCGAAGTTACATCGTGCCATCAATACATTAGCAGATGCATTAAAGCCATTAGCTAATCGTTCATTGAAAGATTTTAGATAAATACGTTAGGTTATTTAGGGGGCTGTATGAATAAGTTATTAGAACAAGCGCAACAAATTGCAATCGATGCAAATAAATTAAACCGTTTAATTAAACATGAGTATAGAGAAGTATCTCCTGCAGCACGTTTAATTACTGAATTATCACAGTTAGTCTTTGAGCATAGAGAAAACCACAAACTATTCCTCACATTAAATATTGATTCATATAATATTTCATCACAAAGCGGTGTTATTGATTTTAATATTCATGAATATATAAAAGAAAATGATGTGGATATTAGCGTTTCATTGCAATCACCCACTTTAGTTGATGAATTACTCTCATATAGAGATCAGGTTCTAGTCAATATTGAGTTGGCACAGCAGCATGCTTTATTACAAAGCGAGCAATATGCATGAATTATTTAGCAGCGTTTATTAATAAAGACGGTGATTTTGTTCGTGATAATGAAACGGCAGAGGTAATGAATTTATCTTTGGGTGAATTTGAACGTCGCGTTTTAGCGATTGAATCTGCCAAAATATCATTGCAATGCGAATTTGAAATCAATGGTGTACTTGTTAAAGGAAATAACCAAGGTGGATTTTTGGTGTGTGATACACAGGAGTTTGCTCAGTTATGATGAAATTTTCAGAAAATAAATTATCCGGGCTTATGTCCGGATTTTTTTCAACTCAAGAAATTAGATTATGTACTGGTGCATCACCGAACTTAATCAATGAAGCTGAATTCTTTTTACAAGATCACTCAAACGATAAAGTTTTAAAACAAGCATTACATTATTTTGATCCAAGATTTCCACGAAACTTTGCCCCGCAGGGCAGTCGCGAAGCGGCTGGGGGTAATAGCCTTGTCCAGCGGCGCAAAAGTCCGACAAGGGAGGAATTAGCGCAAAAAGGGGCTAAAGCGACAACAAGAGCTAAGAAGCAACGCCTTAAGCAATGGGGGTATTTGTTTAAAAAAGTGAAAGCTCACCGTGGTGAGAATGTCAGGTATGAACTCGCACCTAAACCATTACCGTTTGAGCCGATTAATCTTAATTGGCAACACGATCCAATGGGATGTCTTAATGCACATGGATTCGTTCAAAATGCACCTGTTATGGCTCGGTTATTTCATCGTGGTTGGTCAAATGAATGGCGTATTCGATTACAAGCCCAATCTCGGCCATCAACTATGCCACCCGCTCAATCTGGTGATAGGTTTACGGATAAGTTAACAGATGGTGCCGTGCGTAAAGTGTTTGAATCGGGTGCGTATGTTCAAGCATTACGTGGTGGTTACACTACCTTTGGTACGTTAACGTTTACTGAAGAACAGCGGGAGAAAATTCTTACCAGTAAACCCCAATCTAAAAATAGAATTAAACCAGGAGTTCGGGGAACTATTGTTGTTATGAGTCCTCATTCCCGAGAGCCGTATCGTATTAAAGCTTCGGGTTTATTTTCATGGTTAGATGATATGGGAAAAGAAGGTGAGCTGGCCGCCATTAACCAAGAAGCGATTAAGCCAACTGGTGAGGTTGATGATTTTGGTCGTAAGATATTTGATATTGGTGATCCCAGTATCAGAGCAAGTGGACCATGGACAAAAATTCGTGCTTATCACCCTGATTCAAGTATTGGTACTGAAGTCAGTCGCTTTATTGATTTAGCACAGAAGATGTATCAACGTGGTTGGACGCCTGATTATATGCCTGTTCGAGTAAAGCGAGGACAGGAACGAGTAAAACCTGCAGGTACAAAATGCGGTAATGTTATTGCTGATGGTTCTTTTACACCTATTCGTCGTGGTGATTGTAAAGATAAGATAATTCAGCACCCTCGTTGTAAACAAATAAAGAAAGACGTATTTAAAATTGGTGCAGTCCCTCTGGATTATTGTTGGGTAGCAGAAATGCCAGCTAATGAAGATGGAGAGCCAAATCCCCATGTTCATATTTTATTACGTTGGCAAGTACCTAAAACCCACTTTTTTGCATGGGTCGGACGGTTAGAGCGTATTTGGGGTAATGGTTTTGCCAAAATAGAACGTATTAAGCATGCTAAAGCGGGGGCTTCGTATTTAGTGAAAGCAGTAGGTTATGCAGCTAAGGGAAGTGATGGTAATCAAGGTTTGATTAGGGGGAACCGTTACGGTATCGGTGCCGTTTCAAGAGCCAAAGGTTGGAAAGAAATGGGCAGCTTCATCGCTGATAATATGGCCGCAATTATTGCTGAATGTGAAGAGAAACTGGCACGTAGTAATGCACATTACAATGCTGTGGTTATGTATTCTCAAATTAAACTTAATAAAGCCAAAAAATATTACCAAATTAATAAGAATAATAAGAAATTAACGGCAGAAATTAAAGCGCAACGGGCTGAAAAGCTAACAGCTAGAATGCTTGAATGTGATAAGGCAATTACGGAAGCAAAAGATGCTAAACGTCAACGCGGTGTTATTGCTGTAGGCCATTATCAAATTACATTTATGGGTGATAACGCCACACAAAAGTTTGATGATTTTTTAGGATGGGCATTTAATAATCGCCAATGGCAAGCCAATACACGAAATGAAGCTATTAAAGTTGAATTAGAACAGAACAAAGCAGCGCTAGTTGAAGTGATGAAGGAAGAGCATGCTGCATTACAAGATAATTTGGATATTACAGATCAGCAGTTAGAGCGTTTAGCTTATCTCGATAACCGTTTAGATAATGTACATAAAGATATTAACTATGCTCGCTTATCAAGATTACGTATGGCAAATACATTAAAACAACAGCGTAGCTATTGGCGCCATTATTCTTCAACGTTATCTGAAAAGCGTTCAAGTTTGGATTATTGGACGTCATTTTTAAATAGGTATGAGTTGGAAACTGATTGTGACGACTGGGATACTTGTATGACTATTGTGCATGAAAACGACTTAGGATGCATAAATAAAAATAATAGGATGCCTGTTTTTTAATGTATATATACCTGAAAACTATACATAGGCACCAATACTACTGTATATTAATACAGTAGTTTGTGAGGGTATTCCTATGGATAAAAACGAACAATTAACAGAAGCCATGGATTTTATTATTGAGGCTATTGCTCAGAGTACTGATGAAAATAGTAAAGCAGAGATAGGCTATTACTTAGCAAATCTGGTAATTATGGATCACCAACAAGAATTTAGTGCGCGCAAGAAAAAGCGCTTAATGGTGTTGCTAAAAAAAGCGGATGAAATAAAAGCAATGAGGTAATTCTAGCTAGAACATTGATAATTGATTCTGCAATTGTTTTATTTTTTCAGGTGATAATACTTTGATTAATGAAACAATTAGTTCATCCGTATTTTTTGCTGAAGGGCTAAGTGTGTGACTAAAACCAAGCGACATAACAAAAGAGTGTCCACATTCAGGATCTGAACATGAGCAATATAAATCGGCAGAATCTGTTGAGAACCAATTGGTTTTACTGATTCGAGCATTTTTACCACATTGATTACATTTAATGCGCATAGCCATATGAATAATCCTCACTGTTATATCACTCTAATTTTAAATTAAAATGAGTGCTATTAATATGATTTTATTAATAAATTAACCGTCTAGAGTGTTATTTTTAGTCTCGAAATGACACTGTATTTTAGGGTTTGATACTATTTCTTTATCATTGTTAATTTCATCTGTAATGATGTCACAAACAGGTATCACTTCGTTTTGTTGATAAACAACATCATATTTTAAAGGGTCGCCTAATCCTGCTGTATTGGCTGGAATTATACCTGCAAGACCAGGGGGGAATCGGTGTGCGGCCAACACGTCTTGTGCTGTTATTTCTTTGATCGCTTTAAATTCATCTTTAGTCGCAATATCACCCACGGGAATGAGTTGAATGCCTTTTTCTGTGCCATTCGGAATATTAACAAACATAGAACGAAAATTGCCGACGCCTTTGGAGCTTGCGATGGTTTTTTTCATTTCCTCTTCATCTTCTGCAGATAAGTTGGGATCCGTGGCATAGAAGATAAATCCCATATGCGCCCCGTTAAGAAAATACTTACGGCGAAACATGGTGGCATCATTATTAAGTAGCGCTGATTGCACGCCGCCTAAATAATCAGGTACCCCATATTTATCTTGATAAGGGTCATACTGAGCAATAAAAATGATGTCGTTCGCGGGATAAAGGATATGTTTACCGTCTTGTTGTAATAGCAACCAATCACCATTTTTCTTTCGACGCATAAACATTGATGGCAATGGATACAAGCGTGTAATACGACCGACACGATCACGTATTTTAAGTATGTGACAATCACCAAATTGGATATAGTTTTGGCAGATAGCTTTCATTTGGCGTTTACGTAATCCACCGCCACTAATAAAGCGGCGTGAAATCATATTGGCACGGGAATGCACGACTGCAGAGTGATAACCATTGGTTGAAAGTAGTTTAGCAAGGCCAATCCGTGAAATTGGTGGCGTATAGAACTCACTAAAAGCATCATAAAAGACCCCCATGTAGTCGGCCATGCTGTTGCCTAGTGTGTTTTCAACACCACCAAAGCTAAAATGTAGTGGTTTGTTCTTGGTTGTTTCCGTCATTGAGTTACTGTCCATGTCGATTTACGTTGTTTTTGGTTTAGGGGCTCTTTGGCGATAGCATGCGCGATAGCAAAAAATACATCAGCGTGACCGGTAGCTGCATCGCGTGAGGCTTTAAAGGTCATTGCATTTCCACTGCCCGTGGCGGTACGCGTGATGGCCATAAATGACATCAAGACATCTTTATGCTCTGCATCAAAAGCCAAACGGTTATCTTCAATCACATCAATCATCTTCATGACCAATCTGTTTTTTGCCTCAACACTGTAATGAATCGGCATGGTTTCGCGCGGAAAAGCTTCTTGAAGTAATTCATATACGCCGGCACCAATACCTGTGATATCGACCCCAATATGAGTGACGTTATAACGTTGAAAGAGCTTCTTTATTTCATTGACTTGGTATTTGAAATTCAGTCCACGCCATGAGAATTTCTCTAATAACCTGAACTTTTCAGGGGCAAGAATAGGGGGAGCGATTGCCACTAAACTGGCATTGTCTCGGGTTCGACTTGGATCATATCCTAGCCATACTTCACGGTTACCAAATGGCCGTGCTGCTGTCGGTTTAAAATCCTTCCAATGACTGGCATCCACCATGGCTTGTTCAAGTTTACTGAAACTAAAGACGCTATGGCTGTCATCGACGAATATACACATGAACAGGTTTTGAAAATCTGATTTATTGTATTCGTCTCGTAGTTCGTCAATATCAAAAAGAGTACAGCCACCATTGACTGCATCTTCAATGGTAACAATGTAGCGCCATTGCCTATCAGGGCATCGAATTCCTTTTTGCATGGCTTCAAAGCTAGGGAACTCAATAGTTTCTCGTGCTTTACGACCTTGTCGCCATTCATCACCAGTCCAAAAACCATAGGCGGGGTGGGCTTTTGTTGATGGGGTTGAGAAATACGTTTTGCGCCACTTAGTATGGGTGGCCATCGCAGAGGCTAATTTGTTGAGCTTCTTAAATTGCGGGATCCAAAAGTATTCATCGATGTAAACATGCCCGTGATATGACTGCGCGGTGTTACTGTTTGTCGATAAAAAGTGTAATTCTGCATTTCCATGGGCTGTTTTTAGCACCATAGGGTTACCGCTAAGTTCAATATCGAAAAAGGTTTTTGCCATCGATATGATGTAGCGGCGGAATACTTCGGCTTGTGCTTTTGATGCACTTAGAAATATCTGGTTATCACCGGTTAATACTGCATTTTCAAACGCTTCCCCTGCGAAGTAATAGGTCGCGCCAATCTGGCGTGATTTGAGGATGTTACGAATACGCTCCCCAAGGTTCGCCCGCATCACTTGTTGATAAGCAAATAAGGAGTCATTCCATTCAGTAAAGTCAGCGGCTGTTAATTGGCTAACATCATTTGGGGTGGGCTTTGTTTTTTTCTTCTTCTCTTTATTGGGTCGAGGGGATGAAACGGGAGGATGATTGTTATCTTGTTCATTGTCTGAATAAAGGGATTGCCCACGGAGCTTTTTGAGCTTGAGTTGGTGATCCATTAATAGGCTCATTTCTTTGAGCTGCATGTCATTTTTTTCAGGTAAACCGACTAACAAAGCATAACGACGGGCTATCGCTTCGTCGGCTTGCTCTTCCCGTAACAAATCGCGCCACCCATGTTTATCAGCCCAGTGATAAATAATGCGTGACGAATTAAGCCGCAATTCTGCAGCAATTTCTTTGGGCGTTAACAACTTCAAATAAAGTCGTTTCGCTGCCTCTTTTATTTCAATTGAATAAGCCATGACGCAATATTACCTGTAACGGTAACGCTTTTGACGGGTTTGTGTTCGGTGTTTTTCTATTTTGTTGCATATCCGAATGCACTTGAACGCAATTGAGTGATCTAATGTTTTTGGTTGCGTATATTTGTGTTGCAGGGAAAAGAAACATCATTAATTAAGTAAGGCACAGTATGTAATGGCAGGGAAGATAACAACGGACTGGGTGCGAATTGCTACTGCAGGTGAAACCGTCGATGGCCGCACCATAGAAGCAAGTTGGATCACTGACATGGCTGAAACGTACAACTCCAAAAAATATGCCGCCTTGATTTGGCCTGAGCATACTCGATGGGGGGGTAATTATGGTGAAGTACTGGAGGTTAAAGCAGAAGAGGTTGAAGGCGAAACTACGTTATTTGCACGTTTATCACCGAATAGTCGATTAGTTTTCGCCAATGAACAAGGGCAGATGCTTTATACCAGTATTGAGGTGCATCCTGATTTTCAAAAAACAGGAAAAGCCTATTTGATTGGTTTAGCGGTAACAGATAGCCCAGCATCAACCGGCACGGATAAGCTGAGTTTTAACCAACAGCAACAGGGTGTGATTTTTTCTACACCCTTACGGCTTGAGATTGACAAGATAACAGAAGAAAAAGCGGGTTTATTTCATCGTTTGTTTTCTTCTGATAAACCAGAAAGCAAGGAAGCAGACATGACCCCAGAAGAGCGGGCAGCATTTGCGGCAGAAACAGCCACAGCATTAGCTGAACAATTACAACCGATGTTCAGTGCATTAGCTCCGTTAGCACCAGAAGATAAACAGGGTGAAGAAGCACCTGCAATGGTGACATTGGCGCAATACAACCAATTAGATGAAACGTTGCAAGGTCTGAAAACAGAGTTTGAAGCATTTAAACGCCAAGAACCTCAAGGTCAAGAGCCCCACGGCGATCATGGTACAGAACAAGTGGAGCTTAATTAAATGGGTTTGAATGTATTAGCGACAAAATATGTTGAAGAATTTGCCACAGAACTGGCAAAGCAATATGGCATCAGTGATCCCTCTAAACAGTTTGCGATAACCGGTCCTAAAGAAACCCAGCTACGTAAAGCGTTATTGGAATCTGTGGATTTTCTTAAAGCCATTACGACACAAGATGTTGATCAGATTAAAGGTCAAGTGGTCGATGTGGGTATTAATACATTACGTACCGGTCGTAAATCGTCAGGGCGTTTTAAAAGTACCGTTGGCGTTGATGGTAATGAGTACGAGCTGATTAAAACAGATTCGTGTGCAGCGTTACCGTGGTCATTGTTATGTGTGTGGGCGAATGCGGGCAGTGCGGGTGAGTTCATGCGTTTGATTAATGAAACCTCTAATCAATCTTTTGCGCTTGATATGATCCGTATTGGCTTTAATGGTGTCAGTGTGTCTGAAGATACAGACCCTAAAGCCCATCCTCTGGGTGAAGATGTCAATAAAGGCTGGCAACAGCTTGTGAAAGAGAAACACCCTAAGCAAGTCATTGAAGTCGATGTTTATTTAGACCCCACCAATGGCACGTATAAATCACTCGATGCGATGGCGTCTGACTTGATTCACTCGTGTATTGATCCGAGTTTCCAAAATGACCCGCGTTTAGTGGTGTATGTCGGTTCTGATTTAGTGGCCGCAGAGCAACAGCGTCTATTGAACGCAGCAACCACCCCAACAGAGAAAAATGCCGCGCAACAATTGGCAAACACGATTGCCGGTCGACGTGCATTAACACCGCCATTTTTCCCGAGTAAACGAATGACGGTCACTATTCCTAAAAATTTGATTATTAATACTCAAAAAGGAACCCGTAAACGTAAAGCTCAAGATGTTGAAGATCGTGAAGCGTTTGAAAGTACGTATTGGCGCATGGAAGGGTATGCCGTTGCTGAGCCTAAAGCGTATGCCTCGTTTGATGAAGCGCATGTAACGATTGGTCCTAAACCAGCAGAAGGTTAACAGATGGGGTTATCACCGATTCAGCAATATCACCAACAGATTGATGCTCAGCATATAACGGTTGATAACGGACATTATTCTTTCGCTGACAAGCAGCAATTACATGACATTGCCCTTGAGCAAGATTTAGCGCAGCTAAAAATGCTTGGTCGTATTAGTGACAAAATTGAGTTTAAAAAAACGGTGTTACTGCCTAAATATAGACCGATGGCAGAGCAACACCTTGCCTCAAAGCAAGTGAACCAAGATGTAATTTTTCAATATGTTGTGGTGTGGCTATTTGATACTGAGCAATTTGATACCGCCATTGAATGGGCATTAATAGCGATTACGCAGGGGCAAGGGTTGCCCATCGCCAAACGGACTTGGCCTGCCTTTATTGCCGATGAGGTATTGATATGGTCTGAACGAGAAGCGGAAAAAGGCAACAGTGTTGAACCGTATTTTTCGGCTGTATTTGAAAAAGTTATGGACGTATGGCGCTTAAATGAAGCGTTAACCGCAAAGTATTACAAGTTCGCAGGGTTACAGTTATTGCGGGATGAAAGCGGCAAAGCGGTTGCCACCGGTATTGGTGACATAGAACAACTACACCAGGCAAAAACATTATTAGAAACAGCCATGGACATTCACCCTAAATGCGGGGCGAAAACCCAAATAGATAAGATAGCGATGCGCCTACGGGCATTAGAGAAAATGTAACCACTCCCAACCATTGCGCCCGCTTGTTTTTCATTAATAGCAGATATTGCTGAATGCGTGACAAAGCAAGGCAGGGCGCAACTCAAGAGGTAATGCAGCCATGTTTTCTGGAAAAGGTATTGATTACCAAGAGACGGAAATTCATCAAGAATGGTGGCCAACGATTCATGTTGGTGATTTTGAAGCCCGTCGTGGTGTGCCTGCTGATATGGCACCAGAGAAAATTGCTGCCTTACTTTTTGCCGCTGTTGAACAGGTAAATATTGAATTAGCACCGTATCAACAACGACAAATTGAACAAGGCTATAACAGCGCAGAGGCGGTGCAAGGAGGCGCCACAATGCAAGGATTTAACCGCCTTTGCCACTTATACCAAACGGCTGTTTTTGCGAGAGCGAAAGCTGATTTACTCCCTGAATACGCAACGGGACAGATGCGTAAAGCAGGGGACTCGGTCGCTGAACGAGAGCCTGATACTCGAGAGAGTTTATTGGCTGAAAGCCAAGTGCATATACGCACTATTTTTGGTAAGCGTCGCGCTTCGGCGATGTTGCTATGAGTGTCGAGCCTCAATCAAAGAAAGGTTATTACCTACAAGGTGTGACTCAACGGTTATATCAGGTACTGCCTAAAAAATTTCATGACCACATGGATGCGTGGATGACAGAAATCACCCCAGTAACAGGGGCGAAAAGTTATGGCTCAGGGGGAATGACACTCTATTGGATGAAATACACGGCGGTGTTTGATTTTGAGCGGTTTCCGTTTACAGAGTTTGACCCTCAAGTGTTGTTTGCCAATGTGATGGCATGGCTTTATGACCATGACCTTTATCGTGATGATCATGGGCTTGACGCACCAACGTTTGATAATGAAGCAGAAACAGATCGCACGAGTACCGTATCAATTGAAATTGAGTTTATTGAGCCGGTTGATATTGTCCTCGACCCACAGGGAGTGATTGATTATATGGGGCAAAAATGGACGTTAGCCCCCCATAAAGAATGGGCGGCTGAGCATGGTGATATTGCAGTAGGAAGTCATTAAATGCTGAGTGTGACAATACCGAGTAAAAGCTTACTCAATGTATTGGAACAATTACAGTTATTGAACCTTCAGCCAGCGACCCGACGAAAAATATTACGCCGTATTGGTCGTGAAGTGGTGAAAACCAATAAAGCATCGATGCGAGCGCAGCGTGATCCCCAAGGACGAAAATGGGTCGGGCGTAAAAGCGGTAAGAAAAAACGGATGATGCGTAAATTAGCCTCCAAGTTTACTGCGATACCTGATACCGACAAGGTGATCATGACATGGAAAAACAATGTAGCGTCGAATGCCGCTTTTCAGCATCAACATGGTATTGAACAGCATTTTACGGCAAAGCTAGCAGCAAAAATCCATGGTAAACCTGATTATAAAGCGCCAGCGACACGCGCACAGGCTAAAAAATTAATCGCGTTGGGTTATCGCATTAAAGGAAAAAGTAAGAAAGGTCGCCGCCCCAGTCTCAAGTGGATTATTAGTCATCTTAATCAAGGTAAAGCCGGGTTGATTATACGTTTATTGGCCGATAAACCAACCAAACAGGAATGGGATATTCGTTTACCTGTACGGCAATTGGTTGCGATTGATGACCGGCAAGTGAACTTAATAATTAAACAAGAGTTGAAAAGGAATCGTCAACGATGACATGGCCGACAGTACAAGTTAACCAGCTCAATATGATGGGTGGTGAGCTCAAGGAAGTAGAACGCCACTTTTTATTTATTGGCACCGGTACGCAACAACCTAATGTGTTGCAACAAGTCACGAGTCAAACGGATCTTGATGCCGTTTTGGGGAAAGCAGACACCCCATTAAAACAAGAAGTGAAGGCGGCATTATTAAATGCAGGTCAAAACTGGACTGCAGCCGTTATGGAAATACAGGCCGATGATGATTGGACTGTTGCTGCACAGCAAGCGCAGCTGACCGATTCATTTGAAATGATTGTGCTGTGTGATCCGATTGGCATTGATGCAAAGGCGGCTATCACAAAAGCACAAGCACTACGCTCAACCTTGATTTCAAAGTGGGGACGTTTTGTTCGAGTGATGTTGTCAGTCAAAGGTATCGATCAGAAAACGCAAACGTGGGCGCAATATGAAGCGGCGGTGGTGTCATTACAATCCACCTTAGCGGCTGATGGCGTGATGCTTGTCCCTCAAATTTTCACCGATGGCACGGTAGGTAAATTAGCAGGGCGATTGTGTAACCGCGCCGTGACGATTGCCGATACCCCTTGCCGAGTAAAAACAGGGGCGTTACTGGGTGATATGACGTTACCCGTAGACAGTGCTGCAGAAGTGTTACCTATTGCCAGTTTACAAAACCTTGAAAAAAACCGGATTAGTGTCCCAATGTGGTGGCCTGATTTTGATGGGGTTTATTGGGCTGATGGGCGCATGCTCGATGTGGAAGGTGGCGATTATCAAGTGGTGGAATACTGTCGCATCATGGATAAAGTCGCACGTAAATTACGGGTGCGTGCCATTGCTCGTATTGGTGATCGTTCGTTGAATTCTACCCCTGCCAGTATTGCCAGCACTAAGCGGTATTTTTTACGTGATATGCGTGTAATGGCGAAATCGACCACGATAGCCGGTGTGTTATTTGTTGGGGAAATTGCACCACCGGTTAACGATGATATGAACATTCAATGGGTAACAAAAACGAAAGTCCGTATTTATGGCGTGGTTACTCCCATTGATTGCCCTAAACAAATTGAAATCAACTTAATGTTGGATTTGCAGTTAGCAGAGGATGCATAAATGGGCGGAAAACGCATAACAGGGAGCAGTTTTGATACTGAGATTTTAGGTGAATTTATTCATGTAGAAAAAGGCACGGTCAGTATTACCGATAATAGCCAAGCGGTGAGTACACGCGGTATTCCTGATGGTTGGGTGGCGGGTGATGTCTCTGCCACGGTAGAGCTAGAGATTTCAACTAAATACATTAAGCAAGTGATCGATGCCGCGCGTAAGGCGGGCAGTTTTCGTGAACTACCTGTTGATGATGTCAGTTTCTATGCTAACACCGGCGCAGAAGAATTGAATATTGAAGCCTTTGGGGTGAAGTTCAATGTTGAAGACTTATTGGATTTTGAATCAAAAGGCAGTGACGTGTTAACCCATAAATTAAAAGGGGCAGTAACCAGTTCTGACTTTATTCATATTGATGGGGTGCCTTATCTGAGCCAAGACGATACCCGTAATATGGTGGCTTGATCATGGACTTTGCCGATTATGGTGCTGTGATTGAGCAGCAAGAAAGAGAACGGCTGCTCGCTAATTTGCAGATTAAAAAGAACACAAACAAACCCAGTGCAATGGAATGCCAAGAATGTGGCGACCCTATTCCCAAAGCGCGGCAGGATGCTGTGCAGGGTTGCCAATATTGCGCATCGTGCCAGAGCGAAAAGGAATAAGCGCAATGCACGAACTTTTTGACCGTGTCACTAATAACGTTGCTTATATGGTGTCGGTGTTAGGGGTCATGTCCAGTTCAATGAAATTAGAAGATTGGTATTTTTTCACCTCTATCTTAGTGGGTGTCGTGGCATTAATTGCCAATATTTGGCACAAACGCGTGATGCAACGAATTGCAAAAGAAAAAGGGATTTTTTTTAAGAAATGAAGCATATCAAAAAGGTCGTGTGTGCTGTCTCCGTCATTGTCGCTTTAGTGACGGGGGGCGTTGTCACTCAAGGTAATGATGCTGTAGGGGACGTTGTGATCGATGGGCAATCATTAGGTGTTTTATCGGTGAGTCAGGAAGGGCTTTTACTGATAGCTAATGCTGAAGGGTGCCGTCAAGATCCTTATCGTTGTCCTGCTGACTTACTTACTAATGGTATTGGTAATACGGTAAACGTGACAGGGGAGACAATCACACAACAACAGGTTGCGAAAGACTTTGTGCGGAATGTTCAAGCGGCTGAACGGTGCATCAATCAACTTGCACCGACGACACCAAGCCAAGGGCAATATGATGCTTTTGTGAGTTTTATTTTTAATACCGGTTGTACGCGGTTCCAACGTAATCGTGATGGTACCAGTACGACTATCGGTAAATTAGTGAAGCAAGGGGATTATGCTGCAGCATGCCGTGAATTACCTCGGTGGGTGTATGGCGGCGGCAAGAAATTACGAGGACTGATCACCCGTCGAGGACATGAATATGATCGTTGTGTGGCAGTGGATTAAAACGTTTATAGGGTTTGGGCTCACCGTTTCAGTTGTGGTGTTTGCTTTGGCTTTATCTCAAACGAAAACGGAATTAGTGACAGCGAAAGCGACGGCCAATAATGCCCATTTAGCTAACCAAGTTAATCAGGCACAGATAAAGGCCTTAACCCAACGAAATACACAATTGGACATACTGTTAACTCAGCGCCGTGAACAGCAATTACACCAAGAGGCCACACTTCGTGAAACGACCACAGCACTGCGTCATGCACTGGAAAAAGAGGCGTGTTATCAACGTCCTTGGCCTGATGATGTTATTAAGCGGCTGCAGCAGTCCTATTGAAAATACACAAGTGAGTGTGATCACTCTCTTACCACCTTTAGGCTTGATTTCCCGTTGCCATAAACCGCAAGTGATTGGGAAGACGCCAGCAGAAACGGCGGCGGATGATGTACCTAGGTTAAAAGTGGCGTTAGCCGATTGTGCTCGCCAAGTGGATGATTATTTAACATGGCGCGCTGACCAAGCGATGACCTTAACACCTTAATGGATAATTTTATGACACACGTAACATTGGATGTTCAAAATACGTCAATCACCTTTGCCCCAACGTTAAAGGCATATAACGACTACATCAATAAATTGGGGATGAACGATAAGGTTGCCCCTACGATTAATTACCTTAAACGTATTGTGGTACCTGAATCGAAAGTGGATTTAGACACGCTGATTTTATTACCTGGTGCAGCATTGTCATTAGTGGCGGTCATCAATGATGAATTTGCTCCTGACTTAGAGATCACGGTAAAAAAATAATGGCGTCTGCCGCTGCATTAGAAACCAATGCATTGGGACAAATGTTAGCAATTAAAGACATGATGCTACCGCATAGCCCAGATGATACAGAGACTATTGGCAAGGCATTATGGCTCTATCATCATCAACTTGAAGGTCAAAGTATTGCCATTGCTAATGGTATCGGTAAAGCATTCATGGGGGCAGACGAATGAGCAGTGGTTTAGATAAATTAATGCTGCAAGTTGGCTTGATAGACAAAGTCACTAAACCGCTAAAAGGCATTAAAGGCTCTGTGGAAAAATTGGGCGAATCGACAAAAGCTGGGTTTCAAAAAATGGCGGGCGGGGCGTTAAGCATTGCCGGTGCAGGTCTTGCTGTTCAATCAGCGTTAATGCCTGCGATTGAAATGGATCGTCGTATGGGAGAGTTATCAAGTTTAGGCACGACGGAAACGGCCATGGCAAAGCTCAAGAAAACCGCATTAGGTTTTGCGGTGGAATATGGCAAATCAGCAACCGAATTTGTTGAAGCCTCTTATGATATTCAATCTGCTATTGGTGGGCTGAAAGGTGATGAACTGGCTAATTTTACCAAAGCGTCGGCCGTTCTTGCTGCAGCGACGAAATCCGATACCAAAACCATTACCAGTTATATGGGCACGATGTACGGAATTTTTCAAAACCAAGCTAATGAGATAGGGAAAAGTACGTGGGTTAACCGTGTTGCAGGCATGACGGCGCAAGCGGTGAAGATGTTTAAAATGGACGGTGACAAAATGTCACAAGCGTTTGAACGTTTAGGCTCCAGTGCCACGGCTATGGGGGCATCAATGCAAGAGCAAATGGGGGTGTTAGGTATGTTGGGTGCTTCGATGGGAGGCAGCGAAGCAGCGACGAAATACCAAAACTTCATTGCAGGTGCAACGAAAGCCCAAAAAGCCTTGGGTCTGTCTTTTTCTGATAGCCGAGGCAAGCTATTACCCACGGTGAAAATTCTTGATCTTCTTAAACGTAAGTTTGGGGATTTAAGCCATATGGGTACCAAAGATTTTACCACCTTACAAAAAGCGTTTGGTAATAAACAGGCGGTGGAATTTATTCAAGCATTAGCCGATAAAACCCAAGAACTGAGTGCCAATATTAATACGTTAGGTCAGGTTAAGGGGATGGATATTGCGACAAAAATGGCAAAGAAACAAACAGACCAATGGGAGCGGCTTGAGAATGCATGGTTTGCTATTCGTGCCGCCGCCGGTGGATTGATTATGCCCGCTTTTGCTCGTATCGCGGGAATGATGGCTAACGGCGCTACTGTACTGATGACCTATATGGATAAATACCCAGAGTTGACGGCTTTATTAGGGTATGCCGCGATGGCGGTAGTGGGATTTGGTGTCGCGTGTGGTGTCGCTTCGTTTATGACCGGGGCATTAGGGGTTGCGATGGCAGTATTGACGAGTCCAATTACTTTAACGGTAGCGGCGATTGCAGCGTTAGTCGCGGTTGTTATTTGGGGATGGGATTATATCAAAGCCTTTTTTGACGGTTTTTATCAGGGGTTTATGAAAACATCGGGATTGACAGCTGTTATTGCTCCTATTAAAGGCATTTTTATCACTATCGGTGAAGCTATTAGTTTTGCTGTGAAAAAATTAATGGAATGGTTTCCTGTTCTTAATAGTGCCAAAGGGGATATGGCTGAGATTATCCAATTGGGGGGTAATGTCGGAGAAACCATAGGCAAAATATTTAACGTTATTACCACGCCAGCTACGTTTGCATTGAACATGATAGATAAACTCTTAAATAAGATAAAAGCTCTAACGTCTATTAAAATGCCATCGTTTTCATGGCCGTTTTCAAGTGACGACGATAGTGAGACTAAGCGCACAGCAAGCCAATATCTAAAACAAAAAGCATCAGTAACTGCAGTGCCAAGTGGTGGACTTTCTCAAGTGATGGCTTCTCAAGGCAATCAAGGTGGGAATGTTACTCATACTGGTGATATCACGGTTATTCAGCAGAAACCACAGATGACTATTGCAGAGATCACCGAGCAAGCAGAGTTACAACATGGATAAACAACAGATTGATATCTTAGTGATGGCAGGGGGATGGGTGATTGATGCGGGGCATCAACCCCAATTAACGAATAATCGCTGGTCAATTGGGCAAGATATTAAACATGCCATTATGGAAAGTGGTTTAGCACGAGAACTGCAGGGTGAACGGTCAGTGGCTTATCGGTGTGATGTGATGACGCGTATCGAATTGCTGACTGAACAAGATAATCGAATTAAAGCTGGCACCGCACGGTGTATAGAAGAAAGTCAGCGTCGCTACCTATTGACGGCAGAGACGAAAGACTTTGGTGTGATTAACGCAAGGATGCAGTTTTGAATATACGACCAGACGTTGATTTTGACCCATTATTGGTAGAAGCCGGTATTCCTACGGATGAAGCAGCTTTAGCGGCCATGCTTGCTAAAGCGGTCAAAGATGCAGGCAGTACGTTATCTAATGATTCTCGTATGTCACCGTTTTGGCGCTGGGTACGTGCTGTGGTGGTAACGCCGGTATTGTGGTTAGTGAATGAGTTATTGGCTAAGAATGTTTTACCTGCGATGTTTACGGCAACGGCCACCGGCGCTTTTGCTGATTTAAAAGCATGGGAAACGAATACCACCCGTAAACCTGCTCAATTTACAGTGGGGAATATTGCATTTACTAAAAAAGATGAGCAACAAGCAGTCGTGATCAAAGCGGGTACAGAAGTAACGACAGAGCGTATTGATGATCACGTCTATCGGTTACATGTTCAACATGATGTGCTGATCCCGATGGGTAAATTGACAGGATTGATACCCTGTAAAGCATCAGTAGCAGGCAAAAATTATAATTTGGCTGCAGGGTATTTTAATATTTTACCAGACGCTGTCGCCGGTATTGAGAGTGTGACAAATCCTACCGATTGGATTGTACAGTTAGGCGCCGATATTGAAGGCGATGATGAATTGTGTTTACGCAGTCGTAATGCCTTTTCAACTGTCGGTCGTTATCACATTGATGCCGCTTACCGCGCCATTATTTCTCGCGTGGCGGGTATTCGTCCTGATTTGATTTGGTTTAAAAATACTGGGGATACAGCACCGGGTTCAGCAGATGCGTTGATTTTAATGGAAGTGGGGGAAACGCCTCAACATGTATTGGATCAGCTTAATGATTATATCAATCACCAAGGCTATCACGGCCATGGTGATTTACTCACTTGTAAGGCATTACCTCGTATTCCACAAGTATTAACCGTTGTGGTGTATGTGACTAACAATCTTGAGATAGAAGCACGTACTGCAATACAGGCGGAGGTTGAATTTCGTATCCGCGCTGCTTTTCGTGAAAACGATGCTTTTCCGGATATGACACGCACTTATGCACAATCGTTGTTCTCATTTTCTGAAATGATACGTGAAATTCATAACGCGATGCCCACGGTTAAACAAATCACCATTAATAAAACAATGATCCAAAGTGGGTTATCAATACCGGTGATATCAACCTTGTCTATCGAGGTGAAAAATGAAATCGGTGCATGACGCGATGAAAGCCATGCCTGATTTACCTGCAGCAAAGGTGCCTTTTTGGGAAGATGGCAAGACGTTAGTGACGACAGTGATTGAACCTTATTTTATTACTCGCGGTATCACGGCTTTTTTTCAATATATTAAAAACGGGTTACAACTGCCTTTGCAGCAACTTGACCCATTGACCTGTAGTGAACGCGTGTTGGGGCTCATTGCATGGCAGCGTGATATTGTTCGGTTTGAACATGAGCCGTTGGATTTATACCGCAAGCGGGTCGCGTTTGCTTTTATTAATGCAAAAGATGCCGGCGAGGTGGCGGGGTTTAAAGGTATTTTTACTCGACTAGGCATTGGTTGGGTTCAAATTCACGAGCGCCAAGATGCGATCGCATGGGATGTGATTGATATTGAGCTAAGTGATAGCGATTTAGCGAACAATGCAGATTTGATGATGGCGATTATCCATCATTATGGCAGAACCTGCCGACGTTACCGGTTTCAGGTGACCTATCCGGTTGTTGGTAATTGGCGAGGTGGAGAATGGGGATGTTCAACCCAAACTTACATAGCGGCTGATGTTATCAGCACCGTTATTACTCCAACAAGAACAGCGATTGAGTGTGAACAATCGATATTTAGTGCACGTTTAAGGAACTAACATGGCACAAACAGTGATCCCCTTTTCTTTTGAAACTTACTTACAACGGAAACTTGCCAGTGGTGACCCTGTCACGCTTAATAAAATTGTTTTAGCGAATATTCTTGATTTGGACTTAACGCAACCTATTCCACGTGATACTGGCTTACCCACTCATGATCAGATTGTTCATGAACAAGTTATTGACCAAGTAGGCAAGATTAATACCAATGCGTTAGCGTATTCCATCGTCATGGATACAACGATGGGCGATTTCACCTTTAATGCGATGTACTTAATTGATAAAGATGATCGTAACAGTATTGGTATGATTGTATGGAAATTACCGGAAACAAAAACCGCAACTGATGACCTTACCGGCACCACAGGTAATTCTTTAGTGAAATCCATGCTGATGGAATACGACGGTGCAGCAACAGCTGCAGCAATAACAGTCACCGCCGCAACATGGCAGATTGATTATTCCGCTCGTTTAATCGGTATTGATGAAGATGTTCGTTTACAAGCACTCGATGTCTATGGACATGATGCTTTTATTGATGATGGTTTTGTTGTTACTAAAGCGACCAATACCGATCAGTATTTTGTTAATGCGGGGATTGGGTACATCGGTGGATTACGTGCTGTATTAGCACAAAATCAAACACTGACTATTAGTACAAAACCAACGTCAATTTGGGTGTCGGTTTCACGTCAAGGCACGGTGCTTGGTGCTTGGTCTAATGCCATTGAATTAAAGGTCAGCGCGACAGCATTAACGGATAATGTGGTGGATGGTGGTGATCATTATGTGGCAAAAATAACGGATATCTCGGCTGATGGTAGCATTATCGATGCACGTCAGATGCCATTATCAGGACTTGCGCAGGGATTACCTTATAACGTTCATCGTGTTTATTTCCCTTTCGATACCTGTACAACGATGATTAATGGGCAACGAAAGGTATGGGAGTGTTATCACAATCAACCTATTAAAGGACAAAACCCCGATAATCCAGCTAATCGGCATGATGGTTGGACAGATAAAACCAAGCCGTTCTATTGGATCCCTAAAACGGGTGGGCGCGTTGGGATGCCGTTTTATTGGTTGAATGAGGCAGCTCCAGAAGAAGCCGTGATGGAAATTGGGGCTGATTTACCTGCTGCGGTATATTGGCGATTAGCGCAAATTTATCCGCATTTAGTACGTAATGGTGTGATTAATACGGGTGATGTGCGGGGTGAGTTTTTACGTGTACTTGATCAGGGACGAGGAGTTGATAGGGGGCGTTCTTTAAATAGTCATCAAACGTCTCAAAATAAAAGTCACAATCATAAATTAAGTATAGGAAAAACGGGCTCAACTGAACGGTATGAGAGCGATGGATTAAGTTATTTTGATGGTCCTTCAGGAGATCGTCAAGGTTATGCATGGGTTAATGGACTTAATCCACCAATGTTTAATAAATCCAGTTTTGGTGACACATTAATTATGGTTGCAACTGATGGCGAAGGTGAAGCGCGGCCGAGTAATTTGGCACGCTCAATGGCTATTTTTATTTAGGGATGAAGAATGAAATATTGGCAATATGAACCAATAACAAAAGAAGTGAATATATCTCCGCTTATCGCCATTTTTCGTGGTGGAATTTATCATCTTCCACAACATAGTATTACGTTTGAGCCATTGCCTCAAAAAACGGGGTGTGCTGTTTTATTGAGCAATCAAGGTAATAAGACTGAATATGTTGAAGATTATCGCGGGGTAACTGTTTTTAGTCAAAGTGATGGTCATGCCATTGAGATCACTGAACTTGGTCCTCTACCAGAAATCTATACTGAGCAGAAACCCACTACAGTATTTGATGAATGGATTAATGGGCAATGGGTTACGAATTTAGAAAAACAATATCAGTATGATTACAACCAAGTAGATGATGTACGTCGTGCTTTATTTACCCAATATGTTGATCCATTGTTGGCTGAGGCATCCATCAAAAAAACACAAGATTTAAAAGAAGAATCAGCGTTATATGTCCAACAAGCATTAGCATTACGTAAAAAAATTCAAGATGAAAATCCATGGCCATCATTACCACAAGAGCCAGCTTATGGCATGGAATGAAAAACAACTACAGTGGTCGCCGAGTGCGGCCACTATTCAATCTGATGCGGAAGCTGTTATTAACCAAATTAATGCGCAGTCACAGCAAGGACTCAATCAGCTATCGGCAATATCAAGCAATGCAGCTTATCAACGTAATACGTTATCGGTTAAAGCAGAAGGCATATTGTCACTCAGGCAAAAACTGGATGCGTTATTAGAATCAGGGCAAGTATTAACCGTGACGCCTTATCAATACGGGGTGGGGTTAGTTGAATCTAATGGGCATTTTTTATCAGCTTCAAATGCGATTAATACGTTATCTATTAAGCTGAAAGATAAAGCGGATGATAATCGGCCGTTAACCTCACAATATGCCTTGATGGTGTTAATCACAGCCGAAACACTGGCAGATTATCACGCTAACATAGAGGCTTTTTGTAAAGTATTACCGTTACCTGATGTATTGGCATTACAACGTCGATTAGCCGCAGAGCTCATCATCAAACAAGAACGGATGTTAACGCCCGCCGTTGATGCTGTTCCTCGATTCAAACCTATTAGTGCATTAAATAACTCTCCTTTACGACAAGCATTGCAATGGCAAGGTGCTCAAATTACGCAATTAGAATCTTTGGCCGCAGACAGAGAAACTCCCATCACTAAACTCAAACAATTGGCAGCCAAACGACAAAAAGTGTTACAGCAATTAACGGATGATATTAATCACCTCAAAAAGAATACGGCTAAAACATGGGTGTTTGCGACACAAGGCAGTGTTGAAACCATAGCGGCAGAGCTCGAAGTACAGACGGTACCCAATACAACAGATAAGTTCAGTGTTGCGGTGATGTTCTTAGCCCCTACAAAAATGGATTTTCTAAGGGAAGTACTGAATGTTTGATTTTGATTTTACAGATAATGCGACGGATTTTCTTGATAGTGTTTTAGATACTGTGCCAGCTATTCCATGGAGTCGTGCCAATGTGCCGACGTTCACCCTTGGAGGAAAGTCTATTGCCTTAAAAGCAATCCGCATTTCACCGAGCTTTGAACTTAAAGATAAAGATTTATCAGCGCAATCTTCTTCGTCCAGCTACGCAGAGCAAGGGGATAAAAGTAAAGTGTTAGCGGTGACAGGGCTCGTTCCTTTTAATGAACGTGATCAACTTGAAACGTTGTTTACATTAGCGATGGCCAAGCAAACAAAAACAGAGACTGTTACGGTTAAAAAAGGCGGTGGGATAACTGAAAAATACGTAGGTTCTTATGGGCATTGGACAACGAATAGCAGTGGTGAAAAAGAGTGGGTCGAAAGTACCCGCCATAAAGTAAAAGAGACGGCACCCATTGTCGTTAAAAAAGAAATACATACCCGTGTGGTGCGACAAACATACACTATTGGGTGTGATATAGCACGAGTACTTAATATTCGAAAAGTCCGTTTTTCTGGCCGTATTACTGCAACAGAACAAGAAAATATTCGAGCATGGCAAGTTACATTTAGGCTTGTTGAGGTTGAATCACCTAGTGAGGTGATGGAACAGCAATTATTGGAATCTATGATGGGGCAAGTCAAGGATGGAATGGCAGATGTATTGCCTGATGGACTCATGGACAGTGTGAATACGGTACAACAGCAATTAGGCGATAACATACCGACGCTACCACAGGGACTCATCGAATCAGTAACGGGAAAAAGCCAAGGTGATTTAGCCTCTTTACTGCAAAATCAAATATGGGAAACGTTGAAATGAAGTTTATTCATTCCGTTTTTATTGACGGCCAATTGCGGGACACAAATGATCATACTTTAGTATTAGAAGCTAATGCTGGAGGGCGTGGCGCACTAACGGTGAAAGGGTATGTTGAAAAAGGTCAACGTGTGCGCATTGATTTAGGGATAGCCGGTTCTACTATTGCACAGTGGTTTTCAGGATTCGTTACACAAGTGACCCCGAATGAAAACGGCTATTATAGAATTATTATTCGTGAGCTCTGTTTTTTACTTGATAGCCAGCAATCAGTCAGCTTTCAACATACGACTATTCCGGAGATATTGGCTGCTATCACTGATAACACCGGCTTACAATTTGTGTTACCACAAAATAGTGATAGTCATTACCAAGATAAAATCATTGCTAATTTTTCTCACCAGGGTAGCGGTTATCAATTATTGAATAATATTGGCCGAGCCTTTGAGATCACTGATTTTACATGGTATCAACAGCCGGATGGTTTTATTTGGTTAGGTAGTTATCATGATACTGTATGGTCTCAACGACCGGTCATCATTCCCCCAGACTTAACCACAGCCAGTGCTGGCGGTAATGTCATGCAATGTATGTTATTTCCGCCGATTCGACCACATGCCAAAGTAAATGGTAAAGCGATACAAAAAGTCGTTGTAGTTGGGGATGAGATGACACTGACATGGCGAACATCGACAGGGCAAACAACCCCAGAACAACGTCAAATTCGTCAGGCTTTTCCTGAATTAGCCGCCGGTTATCATTTACCAAAATTTGGTGTCGTTGTGGCGGTTACAGATAAAGCGACAGCGGGGCAACTCAATGATCCTTTTCGCCCTCGTTATGCGGCTGATGTACAAGTTCTTGATGAAAATGGCCAGCCAGATAAAACGGTACCAGTGTACAAAGCCTTACCGTTACCTGTTGGTGCTGGAGGTAATGAACAAGGCAATATGGCAACGCCAACAGAAGGTACGATGGTTGAATTAGCTTTTGCTTATGGTCGTACAGATAAAGCCTTTATTCGTACCGTATTAGGTTATGGTTGGTCACTGCCTGACATTGCGCCAGATGAGCAACTATTACAACAGCGTGCTGAAGTCTTTCAAAGAACCACCCCTAACGGACATCAATATCGAGCAACAGATGGCTATCAAACTGATGATGCAATGATTAAGCAGGATATTGCAGATCGTTATATAGGAACATTTGGACAACAAACGGTACAGGTTGATGGACTTAGTTATGAAGATATTGGTCGTAAAGTCATTGAATCGTTAGGTAACGTTGAAATTATGGCAGGGGATAATATTGAGTTAGGAACGTTAGGTAATTTACATACTGCCACAGCAGGAGAATTGGTTGATATTATCGGGGGCTTACGTCGTAGTGTGGCGGGAGAAACACAACATTACCAAGCGCCACAAACTTGGTTAGGTAATAGTGAAACAAATATACTGCAATTACTGCAGCGCTTAATGGCCGTAACGGAAGCGATAGCCACAACGAGTGCTAATCATACTCATAATAGCAAGCCACCTGATCAGTCGAGTCAATTTATATCACAATCAAATCAAGTAAAAGATCTTACAGAAACATTAATACCCATGATTAAAGCATAG